AATTCCAAGCCAGCGTAGGTGCTGAAATAGCAATAACAAAATTCCAGCGCAGGCTCGCGCAGAATTACTTTATGACCGCAGACATGGTGCTAAAGAAAGCAGAGCTAGGACGACTTAAGAAATCAGCTAAATACCAAGATAAAGTCCCGGTCACTTGGGCCAACATCGACATGGAGATGATGGCACAGAGTGTCGTATCAGCAGCTAGGATCGGCTTAGACCCTATGCAACCAAACCACGTCAACCTTATCCCTTACAAAGTTAACGCAACGCAGAAGTATAATATGACCTTCATGTCTGGGTACCGAGGAATCCAATTGAAGGCGATAAAATACGGATTGGACGTCCCGGATTATGTCATAGTCGAACTGGTTTATTCAACAGACATATTCAAGTCGCTCAAACGTAGCTTAAAAAACCCTGTTGAATCCTTCGAATTTGAAATTATAAACGACTTCGACCGCGGCGAGATCATCGGAGGATTTTATTATCATGGATTCACCGCAACACCGGAGAAAAACAAACTGGTAGTGATGCCAATGAAGGACATAATGCGCCGGAAGCCGGAATATGCGGCCGCTGAATTTTGGGGCGGAGAGAAAGACAAATGGGAGAACGGGGTCAAAGTTGGCAAGGAAACGATCGACGGATGGTTTGACAAAATGTGTCTAAAGACCATTCACCGCGCTGCATACAATGACATCACCATCGACTCGCAGAAGATTGACGACGATTATATGAAACTTAAGCAAATAGAATCAGCCTTCGACGCGACGGACCCAGAGCAGGAGGCCCGAGAGAACGCCAACATAAGCGTAGTCGACATAACTCCAACGGAACTCCCAGCAGGACAGGAACCGGAAAAGGATTATGGCAAGGTAGGACCCATAGAGGGGCAACCGACCCAAGAATCAAAGCCAGCTCAGCAGAAGGGAACCTCGCAAGCCTCAGTAGACGAGGACCCAGGATTCTAGGCCATGGGGAAGAGATTAAATATCAACCCAGGAGACCGATTTGGAATGTTTACAATTATCTCCGAAGTTGATAAAAGAAACGATAAAAGATATTTCCTCTGCAAATGTGATTGTGGAAACACGAGAACAGAGAGATTAGTTGCTTTGAGAGCTGGGGAAATAAAGAGTTGTGGTTGCCTAAAATGTGAAACTGATAGGAAAAACATCAGAAAATGCAATAGTGAACACCCAAATTATTCAGTGCATAATTCCTACTACAAAAAAATGTATGGCAATTGGCACGATATGAAGCAGAGATGCCAAAATCCCAACTCGGCAGCCTTTAATTGGTACGGAGAAAGAGGAATAAGCGTTTGTGACGAGTGGAATAAGTTTAAACCATTTATGGATTGGGCATTACGAAGTGGCTGGGAAGAGGGACTAACGATTGAGCGAAACGATGTGAATGGTAATTATGATCCATCGAATTGCACATGGATACCGAAGAACGAGCAGAGCAATAACACAAGAAGGAGCAGGGTCCTAACGTTTAGAGGAAAGTCTCAAAATATAACTCAGTGGAGTAAGGATTTAGGGTTTGGGAGAGGGGTTATTAGAAAAAGATTAATAAACGGTTGGAACGTAGAAAAAGCATTAACTACACCATCTGGAGAGGGGAGGAAGTGCTGTGTATCTTAAGGTTATAGGTTCATCTTCTCGCGGAAATGGTTATGTATTAGAAAGCAATACTGGTTCCTTGATGATTGAGTGTGGGATTCAGTTCAAGCAAACTCAGAAAGCTTTAGAATTCGATCTTTCAGACATTAAGGGATGCTTAATAAGCCACGAACATCTTTGACCACTGTAAATCATATAGGGACGTTATGAAGGCAGGAATTGACGTTTACATGACACAAGAAACTGCTATAGCAATCAATGCTGAAGGACACAGATTAAACATTATCACTGCTGGTACCCAATTCAATGTGGGGGACTTCATCGTCCTCCCATTCCCCACGGAGCATGATTGCGCGGGTGCGGTCGGATACCTCATTCAGTACAAACCCACAGGTGAAAAGCTGTTATTCGCCACAGACACGTTTTTCATTAGGCACAGGTTCAGTGGGCTAAATTATGTCGTCATTGAGTGTAATTACTGCTTAGACATACTGAAAGCCAACGTTGAAGCTGGGCGGATTCCCGAGAGTCTGAAGAATCGTATTTTAGAAAGCCATTTCAGCTTAGACAACCTCAAAATATTTTTTAAGGCTAATGATCTTAAGGACGTAAGGCAAATAGTTCTGATTCATTTGTCTGATGGGAATTCTAATGCAACTCGGATGGTCAGTGAGATTAAGGAGTTAACGAAGAAGGACACCGTGATCGCGGAGCCTGGGAAGGTAATTGAATTAGTTCTGTGTCCATTCTGAATCAGGCAAGGGCGAGCTAAATGTAGTCAAGAAAAGCAGGACAGCCAAAGACGTTCTGCGAGATGTTGAACTATTAACCATGACTAAATCTCCTTTACATTAAATATTAAATTTAGTTTCTGCAAAAGGCGGAATTCTAAAACGTTAATTTATTCCATTTTGAATGAATGGGGAAAGGGACTTTTATGGAACCATATGAATTTATGCAGAGGCAATCCCTCCCATACGAGGCAAAGATCATCCATGCCGAACGAATAGCCCATGAGTTTGAAGACTGGGCCATCCAACATGATAAAAACATATGCGTCAGTGTTGGAGGTCTGGACAGCATCACTCTCTACTATTTTCTCAAGTCGTTGGGAATTGACGCAACACCTGTTTCAGTGTCGATCATTGAGGATAAGAGCAATCAGGAGATCCATAAGCAGATTCCCGGCATGGTTTTTCTGAAGCCATATAAGTCAAAGGTTCAAGTTATGCGTGAGTACGGCTTCCCGGTTATTAGCAAGGAAAAGGCCGCTAAAATTGAAAAACTGCAAATAGTTAATAACCCAAAACAAACCCTAATTCATGCGCTTATGACTGGCGATATGGGCGCACAAGGCAAGTTCCAGCACAGTGAAAAACTAAAGCTTCAAGACAAGTGGTTAAGGCTTTTCGGTGGAAATTACGCCGAACACAGACAAGACATTGATTGGTCAGCGCAAATATCAGGCGGAATCGCACCTTTTAAAGTATCTGCTGAGTGCTGCAAATGGATGAAAGAGAAACCAGCGCAGGATTGGCAAAAAGTGAATAACATGATCCCTTATCTAGGACTTATGGCATCTGAGGGAGGACAACGGGAAATGGGATTAACTAAAAATGGTTGTAACTACTTTGGTAAAACAACCATAAGAAGTTGCCCCTTCGCGATATTCAGCCGTCAAGATCTACTTCAGTTAGCCATTGATCTGAACGTCCCAGTCCCCAGGATCTATGGCGAGATAGTCAGAGACGCTAATGGCCAGCTTAGGACAACTAGAGCGCAAAGGACCGGATGCAGTATGTGCGGGTTCGGTATTCACATTGAGAAGCGTCCGCACAGATTCGATCGACTTCGAGAGGATAATCTCAAAGAGTGGCATTTCTGGATGTACACGATGGGATGGGGAAAGGTCCTGGACTATATTGGTGTTGGTTGGGAAGACATGGTTGTGGAGTATACGCAAACTGAAATGTTTGCATGAAGGGTCAAATATTGCATCTGACTAGAGAAATAATAGTTGATTCCTTCGCAGGAGGTGGAGGAGCAAGCACAGGTATCTCCCTTGCAATCGGTCGCTCCGTAGATATCGCTATCAATCATGATCCCGAAGCAATAGCAATGCATATGGCAAACCATCCAGACACCGTCCATTATTGTGAATCTGTTTGGGAAGTTGATCCGAGAAAGGCCACAAAAGGCCAGCCAGTAGCGCTCTTTTGGTTAAGTCCAGATTGCAAACACTTCAGCAAGGCTAAGGGCGGTAAGCCAGTAGAAAAAGGAATCAGAGGTCTAGCGTGGATAGCTGTTCGATGGGCGGCTACCGTAAAACCTCGAGTGATTATGCTTGAAAACGTTGAAGAGTTTAAGACCTGGTGGCCATTACTGAAAGATGGTATGCCGGATCCAGATAAGAAGGGACGTACTTTCAAGGCATTCATTCATGCACTCGAGAGACAAGGATATCAGGTTGAACATAAAGAGCTCCGGGCTTGCGATTATGGGGCTCCAACGATACGGAAAAGATTCTTCCTAGTTGCTCGGTGCGATGACCAACCAATAACATGGCCAAAACCTACTCATGGGGATCCCAAAAGCCCAGAAGTTAAGGCCGGAATATTAAAACCATGGCGAACAGCTGCAGAGATCATCGATTGGTCGTTACCTTGCCCATCAATCTTCGAGAGAAAAAGGCCCTTGGTAGAGAACACTATGAAACGGATTGCCCGGGGAATTCAGAAGTTTGTCATGGAGAACCCAGATCCATTCATTATTAAGGTGAATCATCATGGAGATCAGTTCAGGGGTCAATCGACAAGCGATCCACTTCAAACTATTACTACTAAAAACGGCTGGGGAATAGTGGCACCAACACTGATCCAGTATCACTCAGAAACCGCGAACCACGAAGCAAGAGGACAGTGCTTAGATAAGCCGATCATGACGCTTGACACATCTCCTAGATACGGCCTGGTAACGAGCTTCCTCACTAAGTTTTACGGCACCAATACTGGTCAATCACTCAATAAGCCCCTTCAAACAGTAACGGCCGGCGGGAATCACTTTGGAGAAGTCAGAGCCTTCTTAATGCAATACTATGGCTCAAGCATTGGTCAAGAGGTTACGAATCCACTGTTCACAGTCACAACAAAGGATCGATTTGGATTAGTAACCGTCCATGGCCAAGATTACCAGATTGTTGATATCGGTATGAGGATGTTAGAACCAAGAGAATTATTCAATGCCCAGGGCTTTCCTCTTAGCTACATTATCGATCATGACGTGAATGGTAAGGTACTTTCTAAGTCCACGCAGGTTGCGAGATGTGGAAACGCGGTTCCTCCTCCATTCGCTGAGCATCTGGTTAGAGCAAATTTACCTGAGCTATGCAATGGAAAGGGAACTGGCAAAGCAATGGATCTGAGGCAATTAGCTATCTTCTAAAAGCGAAATTCAGAAATTGGTGGAAGGAGTGAACAAAATGAATGAGATTGAAAGACAGTTTATTGAAACATTCGATAACCTCAATGAATTGGGAGTGATTGAAACGTGTTTCAGCCTAGAATCTCAAAAGTCTATTGGAATTTATAAAGTTGATTTTTTGTATGGAACTTGTGTTATCGAAATAGATGGCCATGAGTACCACAAGACAAAAGAGCAACGCGAACACGATTATAAGAGAGAACGGTATTTGATGAAAAAGGGGTATAACGTAATACGGTTCATGGGTACAGAGATTTTTTTAGATCCCATAAAATGTGTTACTGAAGCCATTGAATTCGGGGAAGAAGTAACTGAAAGAGACAGGGCCTTCAACTATATTTGCAAGAAAAAAAATATCGAAACCATATGGGGAATACCATTGCTGATTGAAAATTAGGGGGCGGTCATTATGGCAAGCCCACAGCGCGAAAATGGTTATACCGGAATTGCAAATGAGATACTTGAGAATCTTAGCACAATCTCTCTAAATGGTACCCAGTTCAGAATCATCATGGTTGTATTTCGCTTCACTTATGGATTCCAAAGGAAGGAACATGAACTATCAGAATCCTTCCTAGCTAATGCGACAGGGATACATAAGCAGCAGATCAAAAGGGAGCTTAAAACCTTGCTAGATAAAAACATTCTACTAACGGTTAGGAAAGCTACTTTTGATAAACCAAGAATTATCTCTTTCAATAAGGACTATGACAATTGGGCTAATAAGCTAATTAGATCAGAGGTAACTAATAAGATACCAGGTAGCGAAAACGATACGCCTACAGGTAGCGGATTAGATACCACCCCAGGTAGCGAATTAGATACCCAAGAAAGAAAGGTTCTTAAAGATAACTCTAAAGAAAATATATATATAGTCTTTCATCATTGGAATTTAAAAAAGATCATCACGCATAAGACCCTAACGGATAAGATCAGTGGCAACATAAACGCAAGGTTTGAGGAAAACTACACGGTCAACGAAATCATTGAGGCGATTGATAATTACGTCATTATCCTTAATGACAATGAGAAATACTTTTGGAGCTACAAATGGGGCCTGAGTGATTTCCTTATCCGAGGGTTGGATAAGTTCAAAACTGAGAGCGATCCATTTAGTAACTATGCTAACAAATCAAAACCATCCAAAGGACCAACAACCAACCCAAGTAAAAAAGATTCAAAAAGATTCGATGGTTTCTATTTATGAGGAGGTAATAAAATTGTTAAATCGAGTAATTTTGATCGGCCGGTTAACGAAAGATCCTGAACTTCGATACACACCAAATGGTGTTGCCGTAACAAACTTCACACTGGCAGTGGATCGCAACTTCAAAAACGCTCAAGGCGAAAAGGAAACAGACTTCTTTTCATGTTCAGTGTTCAAGCAACTTGCCGAACTATGCGCCAACTATCTGGCCAAAGGGAAAATGGCCTCCATCGATGGACGGATACAGATCAGGACGTACAACGATAAGGATGGCCAAAAGCATTGGGTTACGGAAATCATTGGTGAGAGTGTTCAGTTTCTAAGTCCAAAAGGCAATGATTCCACTGCAGCCGGCGGTGATCATCCGCTAGGTCATGAAGTTAATTTATCGGACGACATCCCATTTTGATTTATGGAGGGACAAGCCGTGTATAGCAAAACAGGCACAACCCTATCCAGACCTCCATATTCCGGCCTAACCCCAATCCAAGCAGACCAAGCAAAATCATTCTTGAGCTCCATTCTGTTAGCCGCTAACATGGCTGAGATATCGGGGGTACGAATGGATATGACCAAGTGGATTCAGGCGTACAGAGGGCACGTAGGGAGGGTTAACCATGTTTAAACTCTATTATTTTCATGGAGCGGATGACGAAAGTGGGGTATTCGTTGGAGCTAAATCATGGCGAGCTGCGAGAAATTCGGTAATTAATCATGAATGCTTTGATGGATGCATGTTTACCGAAATTAGAGGAAATTTATGCAAAGAAAACGGAAAAGTAGTGCATACCGAAAAGAGCGGAGAGCACGAAGCTCATGAAATTCTAGCCACTGGTTATACAGTTTTTTGGTGGAGTGGTGATTGCAATAAGTGTGGAGAATGGCACGAAAGATTAAGCCCGGTGAATGGAGAGTTAATTTGCGGGCAATGTGAAGACATTGAGTAGGGGGGGCAAACCCCATGTTAGCTAAAACAGCCCGACAATACATCGAACCGCAAACAAATTATCACGACGTCCTAACGCCATCCCAAGCGGTAGAAATGAAACGATTTCTAATTGCGCTAACCGAAGGCGCTAAATTGTGTAACCAAGCTGGGGTAAAACCAGATATACACGCTGCTATGCGGAGTTGGGGAAATGTCCCATTGACCGCAGGGGAAAAGGCCATCACGGACGGATTCAGGGTAAGGGAGAAGAAAGCCGAGATACAAAGAGGGAATGAACTATTATGAAAATCAACAGTAGGTTCACACGCAACGGTAACGCCACATCAATGATCGTATGTACCAAGGAAACTGAAAACAATGAAATGAGCGAGCTAAAGAAAGCAATGCATTGTAGGCGCTGGGAGATCTGTAAGAAGTGTGACGACCATGAGGCTTGTAAAAGTAAGAAAGGGTGAGAGAAATGAATAAGACTGAATTTACAGAAGGACCATGGGAAGTTGAATGCGATGAGGAATATGGCAATCACACAATAAGAATGGGAACGGCTATAGAGGATAGGGGAAGTTTTGAACCACAGCATGTAGTTGAATATGAACATGGGTGTTGGTTTGATAAGGACAGTGAGGAAGATTGTCCAGCTAACAAACAAGCTAGAGAAGCAGAGGCAAACGCTAATCTGATGGCCGCAAGTCCTGATATGTATAAAGCACTGAGCGAGATTTTAACACGAATAGCGAATGTGCCTTTAGATAAAAATGTTCTTACGATTATAACTCTATGCGAACGAGCCATAGTTAAGGCAGGGGGGATTGAGTAGAATGAGTAGAGATATTAAATTCCGCGGTAAAAGGATTAATGACAATGAGTGGACATATGGTGGGCTAGTCATTGAATCAAACGGAACGGCATGGATAAGTAAGCACTTCCACAAAGGAGAATGGGAGCAAGTTGAACTTGCGACGGTGGGGCAATCTACTGGATTAGTGGAGGATTCGGTAGAGGGTTGCGCGGAAGCTAAAACTATATATGAGGACGACATTGTCCTTATTGTAGACGTTGGCGAACAAGGAACGTCGAGAGTGACATTTGAAGATGGAAGATGGTCAGTTGATTACTGGGGAGAAAAAACGGAATTGTCCTATTTCGTGGAAGAGGCTAGAGTTTTCATAATTGGAAACGTCCACGAAAATCCAGAGCTCTTGGAGTCCGAATGAATCATAACGAAAGCGACGAGTAGCAAGCCCTATTCCAGTGGTCGAAACTATCTCAATCCAAATACCCCGAACTTTCCCTACTTCATGCAATTCCAAACGGAGGAAAGCGGAATATCAGGGAAGCGTCACGATTGAAGAAAGAAGGAGCAAAGGCAGGGGTTAGCGATATATTCCTGCCAGTTGCTAGCCAAGGATTCCACGGCTTATATATCGAGCTTAAAGTAAAGGGCGGGAAGTTATCAGAGAACCAGAAATGGTGGATAACAAAAACAATCGAGCAGGGGTATCTATCAGTTGTTTGTTACGGATGGGTTGAGGCTAAGGAAGTTATCGAGGGGTATTTGGAGGGAACTCAATAATGGCATGTGGGGCTATAGTTGGAGAATGCCTTATCTGCGATGATTGGATCTATGAAGATGAATGGGAATTCACTGGAAATATAATGCACCACGATTCATGTAAGGTGACTGATTTAGTTGCAAAGTTTGCCAAGTTTTCACTTGAAGAACAAAAGCGTGTAGTTGAATATGCCGGGTTGGGAAAAGGAAAGGTAGTGTGATTTGTGAATTTGTCCTGCAAAGATTGCTCCTTTAGGTTTAGTGATCGAGAGTTGTTACCTTGCACTGGGTGCGCGAATAAGAAGGGGAGGGCAAAAGAATGTTTTTAGACCTAGCAAGCACAATAGCAGGCGGTGTCCTAGTCTTAGTCGGCGAAGGAGTTTTACTTGTGGTAGTCATGGTTTGGGCATTGATGGACACAGGAAAGAAGACTGATGAGCAAGGGGCAACAAGCGAACATATAGCTGAATGGTGCCAATTAGACTTTAACGAGTTATGCGCTAAAGATTGCAAGGGGCGCAACATATGCAAGATTAGTAAAGTCGACGTGCGTATATGACGATTGAATGCCCTGATTGTGGTAACAAGCTGATACATCAGGGCGGCTGCGTTATCTGTGTGTCTTGTGGTTGGAGTCCTTGCAAGTAAGAGGGGAGGGTTTAGAAAATGGATAATATAGAATTAGTTATCATTAGCTCAGTTCTTACGACATTAACAACACTAATTATTATCTCTACATGCAAATGGTATATGCATGAAATATCATCAATGGTTACTAGAAAAAATATGAGGAATCCTAATCATTACGAGATTAGACCGAGGAAGAAGATATGAAGCTACCAGAAGATAGGATTTGCCCGAACGGCTGGGAATCATGCGGCGAGTGCAAATACGAGAACTCATGCAGACCTAATCATTACCACTTTGAAACATACACTGAGTTTGTTATCAAGGCGGCTGAGATAGCAGAGGCAAGTGTTAATGCTGAGGTGAAGGCAGCAATCAGAGAGACTTGGGGACAGAAGTTTGATCGGATGACTGAGGATGAGAGATGGGCAGACTATCGCAAGTATCACGTTACGGACTTGACGTATAAAGAACCTATTACGTGCATGGGTGGACCGATACAACATGGGGGAGGTAGCAGTAATAACGTGAAGAAGGAGAATAAGGGAACGCAACCAACAATATATAAATGGGGAGTATTCAAACAGTTAAGCGTAACACAGTTGACATAAATTGACAAGGTAGTGTACAATGGACGTAGGGTTGTGCCCTGGATGAAATTACTAACTAAGACGTTCCGGAAGGAGCGTCTTTTCTTATGCCTAATGCAGGAATATCCTTCCTTTTGTCGAAGAAATTAGGCAAGAGGGAGGTGTAATATGAGAATAGATGGTAATCATAAATGTAATAGCCGTTTCGATGATTGCGACAATGAATATGAGTGGATGGCACTAATACCCCAAAGGATGGACTCACCAGTTTATGAAGTAGAGGAACTCAATAAGCCTATCGGAAAAATTATTGAAACCACAGATGAACAATATGTTATTAGGATTAAATGCCCAAAATGTTTCCAAGATAACATCATCAAATATCAGAGGACTAAGTAGTTAGAGCAAGGATACGCAAGAGTCCGATTAGTGGGCTCTTTTCTTATGTCCAAATATAGGTGGAGGTGCAAGCCATGATTACGGCGCATAATCGCGGACATTTAATCAAGTACGTCAATGGGGCGTGGGTGTATGCAGATACGGAAACATCAATTGATATAGATAGGTCATGTACTAGGTGCGGAAGAGCAGCGACCATAGAGGGATATGATGCTTGCTTAGGACATATTCAAGGAGCCACAAGTGCGTGTTGCGGTCACGGAAAAGAAGACGGCTATGTAGTTATGGGAGAGTGATTGTCGTGGAAGATCCTAAGTGCTGGCGCTATGATGCCAAAGATAAATCCTCAAAGGACAAACCTGATTGTAGCAAATGTAATAATCATGGATGGACGAAGTGCAAGGATGAGGAGCTGCTGATGAACAGGATCAACGAGACGGAGAACCTAATGAGACATGATGGTTATAGGCGCGGGAGTGGCGGAATCAGGCAGATAAGACGGTGAGGGGGCAAACCCATGAAGATAGCGTGCTGGGAGTGTATAGAATGCGGTAGGTACATCGCAGAGGGAGCAGAACTAAAGGACGGTACACGTTGCCGGTGTGGTGGAATGCTTGAGCCAAGAGCGTTGAAGGATGTCGCCGATACCGCAAATGGTAAGCGTAACAGCAATAGGCAATTCGTTGCAGGAGTTGAGATCATGGGCATTCAAACCCTTTAAGAGAATGGCTAACGTCATTGGTGAGTTTGCATTGGATGAACGCATACCTGAGTCCATTAGGATGGACTACATGAACAGGATCATATCAAGTAGAATGTGAAGGGAGATCTGAGCAAGCAATTAATGGATGTAAGAAGAATTTGTAATAAATGTGTGATAGGGTGTGGAGATTCATGCGCAGCCCTTGAGGAACTTTTAAAGATATATAGAGATCTGAGAATAGAAGAAAAAACAGTCATAATAAAAGACCTCAGAAAAGAGTTAAGCCTGGTCGACTATGAAGTGGCAGACGATCTGAGAGTGCTTGCTGAAAAGATAATATTAGCCATGCCAGAGCTGGGCATCATTAGGGAATTCGATGCTAAGATCGGATATGTCAGAAGCTACGAAGTGAAAAAGGACAAAGGCAAAGAGGTTAATGCAGATTGCAGGAAGATAAACGGGACATATACCGCTTATCTTCCCTTCGATTTTGTTATTACTTTTTACGAGAATAACATTTATCACATGAGTGAGAACCAAAAGAAGATCCTTATGCTTCATGAGTTGAGACACATTGGTATCGGTGAAAGAGGGTTCAGAATTGAAAACCATGATGTAGAAGATTTCAGGGACATCTTAGACAGATTCGGCATAACATGGGGCGGATTTGATCAAGAGGTACCCGATATCTTAGCAATTGAAGTAGGTGGTGAGGGTGCCAGACAAAAGGACGCAAAAGGGCACAAATTGGAGACCAAGCGCAAAGCAGGTAGCAATGGCACAACTCCTTCTTAATCCAGAGGATAGGCGTACCAAAACCGATAAGATGAAAGAGGTTGGTGTGCCCCAAAGAACTTTCTATAAGTGGATGAAGGACAAACGATTCATTAATTATATTAATTCACAGATCACCCAATATACTGACGGAGAATTATCCGAGGTGTGGAAGGCTTTGATTAACCAATGTAAGCGTGGAAACATTCAGGCAATGAAACTATTCTTCGAGATGAAAGAGCTACACCCTAGCACAAAGGCATGGTGATAACGTGGCCAAGTATGCAATTCTTCAGTCCTTCTATGCAAGTGATCCATGGATTAATTTCAGGTTGGGACTAATCGCTGAACGTGGTCCTAACTGTCAAGTGTGTGGTAGAAGGATAGCAAAGGCAATAGAGATCATTGGACATCACAAGATAGAGTTAACGCCTGAGAACGTACATGATGTATTGATATCCCTGAACCCTAGCAATGTTGACCTAGTGTGCTTTGATTGCCATCACAAAGAGCATAAGAGATTCGGGTACCAATCATTAGGCAGGAACGTCTACATCGTGTATGGCCCACCAATGGCAGGACAGAAGGAGTTCATGCAGGGGCGCGTGTGTCGTGGAGATATAGTCGTAGACATGGACAGGTTGTACCATGCAGTATCGATGTTACCTGACTATGATAAGCCTGATAATTTACTGGGCAATGTCTTAGGTTTACATAGTCTACTGATTGATAACATCAAGACAAGGTATGGCAAGTGGCACAATGCCTGGGTAGTTGGTGGGTATGCTGACAAGTACAAGAGAGAGAAGATGGCGAGTGACCTAGGCGCTGAGCTGATCTTCCTTGATGTCAGTAAGGACGAGTGTCTAAGAAGGTTAGACATGGATGAGGACAGGAAGTACAGGAAGGATGAGTGGCGTGGATACATTGAGAAGTGGTTCAACGGATACATGGAGTAGGATCCGGTTCATTTCTACCTGGGTACCCCCCGCCTAATGATGATTGTACGGGAAATTTACTAACCAATGGATAAAGGCATCTCTCTTATACACCGAGAATTTTGAAAATCCCGGGAGGTATTCAGTTTCATGTCAAAAATAAGCGAGTACCAAAAAGAATTGGCAAAGTTGACCGAGATTTTCGCGGAAGTCGAACCATCTCGCGCTAAGTTAGTCGAGGGCCTGATCCAGGACGCGGCCTTTCTAAAAGCTGAAAACTTCATCCTCAAACAACAGATTGCAGAGACCGGCATGGTCAAGATCCACCCTCAACATCCGGACATTCAGAAGCCAATATTAACAGCAGCGCAGTACCTGAAGAACATAAATAGCTATGCCGTGGTCATCAAAACGCTTAACGGTGTCCTAATGAAAAACACAGTTGAGGGCGATGATGAGTTTGACGAGTTTGTGCGGGAGGCGAAAGATAAATAATGTGGGATTTACTTAACAAACCAGGTAGATTTAGTATATCAAGACAACTGATGCGCGAAGAACAAAAGGAAAATATCTTAAAGGTATTTTCAAACATGGTTGTAGTTAGGGCAGAATATATGTTTGTGCGTGATGAGATCGAATATGAAGCGATGTCTCCTTTATTCAGAACGGTGAAATCAGGAGAAATTCTACCCACGTATAAGATCATTGTCAATGAAATACACGATGGAGACGGTGAGATTATTGATATAATAATCGAGGCAAAAGAGATAAAGGGTAGTTAATACCTAATCTTGGCAATGAAAGGAAGATGTAAAATGTTAATTCAAAGATTAAGGTGTTTTAATTGTTTTCACGAGTTTGAAACGTCAGGACCGGACGTAGAGTGTGGTATCTGTGGCAGTTCGGCCACTATAATTAGCCAAAGAGAAGAATTAGAAGTTAATAGCGAACCGCCCATTATGGCATTGGTAGATGAAACAAAGCAGACTCAAGAACAAAGCACGAACACATCAGGAGTGGAAAGTCAGGGCGCATCGCCTGACGCTGTCAACGAGCAAAGCGTGAATATTTCAGGAGCCGAAAACCAAAACAAGGAATGATGATTTTAGATGCTTACGGAGAACAAGGCTGAGCATTCCTACCTTCTCGAATACTACAACAAAATAAAATCTGGCGAGATCATCGCAGGGCAGGAACTTATTCTTCAGCTAGAAAACCTAGTCGAAGACATGAGCAATCCTGCCTATATTTATGACACAAAAGACGCTGAATTCCGGATAAAGTTTATTGAGCGATTTTGCAAGCACACTAAGTCACCATTCTATGGAAAATCATTTGAGCTTGAGCTATGGGAGAAGACTTTCATCGAGGCCTTCTATTCCTTCAAGTGGAGCGACGCTGGGTACCTTGAATACTACGAAGAGGATCCGTCAACACACGGCTTAAGAAGATTCAAGAAGGCAATACTGTTGATCACACGGAAAAACGGCAAGAGCACAGTTTGCGCAGCTCTAACCCTAACCGAGTTGATGTGCGGAACCGGCGGGAATGACATTGTATGCTCATCGAATGATGATGCCCAGGCCTCTATCATCTTTGAAGAAGTAAATTCCATGCGCGAGCAATTCGACCCAACAGACAAGCGCACGCACAAGAACCTAAAAGGGATATTCAACCTAAAGAACAAGAGTAAGGTTTTCAAGATATCAGACAGGACCCGCAATAAAGAAGGACGTAATATTGACGGAGCAGTCCTGGACGAATCCAACGAAATGAAAACTAACGTGATTGCAAAGTCCATCGAGCAATCGCAATCAACTAAGGATGAGCCATGGTTCATCAATATTACGACTGAGGGATTTGTTAACGACGGGTACCTGGACAGCGAATTAAAGTACGCTCGCCAAGTCTTGAACAAAGAGATTGAAGATGCTACCCTGTTAGTTTGGCTTTATACTCAGGACAACGAAAATGAAATCTGGCAGGACAATACAAGTTGGAGTAAATCAAATCCGAGCTTGGGAACGATTAAGAAAAAGAAGTACATCAAGGATCAGATTCGAAAGGCACAGCACGATAAAGCCGAGCGGATTTTTATGTTGGCCAAAGACTTTAACATAAAATCCAATAACGCTGCCGCCTGGCTGATGGCTGAAGACATAAATAGCGAAGAAACATTTAACATTGAAGAGTTTAGGAACTGCTTTGCGATCGGAGCTACTGACCTTTCTAAAACCGGGGAGCTTGCAAGCGCTAGAATCCTACTGATGAAGCCAGGGAGCGATAAGAAATACTTTTATCAGAAATATTTCATACCAGAATCTAAACTCGAAGACCTTTCGAGCGATGACCTAGCAAAGTTCAAGGAATGGATAGGTCAAGAACATATTATTCTTTCACCCGGAAATGAAAATGACTTTCGCCTCGTTACAGCCTGGTACGTAAGATTATATAAGGACTATGGAATTAGAGTATTCATCACCGGCTATGACAAATGGTCTGCCGTTTATTGGTCTAAGGAAATGGAGGAGTATGGATTCGATTGTAAGCGAGTGGCACAGGAATTTGGAAGCATGTCAGAGCCGATGAAACTTGTAGAAAAAGATCTTCGCAGTGGCCTCATAAACTACGGGTGTAACCCCATTGACAAGTGGTGCCTTGAAAACACATCGATGGCCATAAACAATAAACTTGAGATAATGCCCACTAAGATCCAGGGTAAGGAAGATAAGAAGATTGACGGAGCAGCGACGATGATAATCGCGTATAGGATTTACATTGACAACAGAACAGAGTTTCTAGAACTTGTAAAGAGGACTACGTGATTATTGAAAATAAAGGAGGTGATGCCTTGAAGCGATTAACTAAATACATTGATGATCTACTGTTTGTATTGGGAGTAGTCTTCCTGGCTCTCGGTGGGTTTTTGGTTTACGTTCCAGTTGGATTCTTCATCTTAGGTGTATGCTGCATGGCATATGCCTTTATTTATGCTAAATCGGCAGTGAGACGAGGTGGTGGATAATGCTCATTCAGAGCCTATTTAATAATAACGTTAAATCAAGCAGTATGCAGACGGCGAAGTTTCTCGACGGCTATGCTCCAATCTTCACTCAGTTTGGTCGCAGTATTTACGCTTCAGATGTCGTCCAAATGTGCATTGACTGTATAGCGACTGAGTGTAGTAAGCTGACACCTCATCATGTCGTAGTTGATGACAATGGATTACCTATGCCACTGAAAGGCGATAATTTCAACCGACTGTTTAAGTTTTCACCGAATGGTCTAATGTCGACCAGAGACTTCTTAGAGCGAGTAATTTGGTTACTTTACTTAAATTATAACGCGTTTATTTATCCAGTTTATAAACTAGTCGCAGACACAAAAGGAGGTACGAGTAGGCAATACACCGCATTCTACCCATTGAACCCAATACAGGTGGAATTCTTGCAAGACGAGTCAGATACAATGTTTATTCGTTTCTATTTTTTCAACGGAAATAATTATACATTGCCCTATGCAGATATAATCCATTTGCGTAAAAAATACAGCATTAATGACGTTATGGGCGGGGGCATAAGCGGTCGTCCAGATAATGCGGCACTCTTGAATGTGCTCAGCACCAACGACGTTGTACTCCAAGGTATTGGTAAAGCGATTAAGACTACCCTTGGGGTGCGTGGTATTCTAAAAATCAATACTATGCTTGATGATGACAAGAAGAAGGCAGAGCGGGCAAGATTTGAGCAGGCCATTGAAGAGGGAACGACCGGGATTTTACCCATCGACATGAAAGGTGAATACATTCCGTTAACTATTGATCCCAAACTTATTGATTCAACGACTATGGAGTTTCTGGAAAATAAAGTGCTTCGCTGGTTCGGAGTATCGCTCCCAATCCTGAATGGAGAATACACCGATGAACAATACCAGGCTTTTTACAACAAGACAATTGAGCCTATTTCCATTGGTATGGGACAGGCTTTTTCTAGCACGATATTTTCACAACGCGAACAGGATATTGGGCATGAGATTAAGTTTTATCAGCAGAATCTTGAACTCATGGATACTAAAAATAAGATGGCCTTTGTTACGGCGCTTGGAGATAGGGGTATCTTAACTGACAATCAAATTTTGGCATTGTTCGGCATGGCACCGTTTGATGGTGGAAACGTAAGGCATGTGAGTCTGAACTATATCAATGCATCCCTTGCTGACCAATATCAGTTGTCCAAAGCTGGCATAGGCAAGGACCCTGGAACAAACGTAAATGGAACGGGAGGAATAAATAAATGAGTAAGAAAAATAAGCTTCCCACTAAAGGAATAGGTGAGAAAGGCGTTTGCGATGCCTGACCTTCAAGCTAGTGAAGAAGGGAATGTTATACAAGGACACGCTGCCGTATTTGGGCAAACAACCAATATGTAGGGATGCTGGAATGAGACTATAGCACGAGGGGCTTTGGATAAAACAGATTTTACCGATGTGCTTTTCAGTATTAATCACGACCTATCAGAAATACCGCTTGCTAGAAGCAGAAACAATAATGCAAACTCAACGTTACAGCTTCAAGTTGATGATCAAGGACTTAATACTAGGGCGGTTCTTGACATTGAGAGTAATGGTGATGCTAAGGCGTTATATGGATCTGTAAAACGTGGCGATATGAACGGAATGTCTTTTATTTTCTCCGTTCGTGACGATGAATGGACAGGTCTAGACACAGACATGCCATCTCGTACTATCACTGATATTGCAAAGGTCTTTGAAGTATCTGCCGTATCGTTCCCGGCTTATGCCGGAACTGATATATCTGCTCGTGACGCATCGGCACTGGAGAGCGCCGTAAAGGTATTGGAGAATGCCCGCGCCAAAGAACTGGATAGTTCAAGCGAACAGCGAAACCAAGAATTATCCCGAGAGTTAGAACTCTCCAAACTAAAGAACCAAAATAAGATGAAGGGCTAAGGTGAATTTACATGAAAGATAAACTATTAAAATTATTGGCTGCAAAAGAGGCACGAAAAGTTGAGTTGAATACAAGAAGTAATGCCTCGACTGATTTAGTAGAGGTTCGGTCCATTGGTCAAGAAATTGACGCTATCAATATTGAAATCGCTGAATTCCGCAGTATGATTGCGGGCATTCCAGATGAAACACCGCCTGCGGTACCGGGAGTAACGGCAACAGTACCTATCCCCGAACAGAGACAAGTAGCTATCCCACAAGGACAACTTAATGTGCTCGGTACCTATGGAGTTGCGGCTGTCCCTGGACCAGTTGCGAGATCCGAAGAGAGAAGCCTTGATGATATCATCAAGTTACCCAAAGAAGAAATGCGCGGTGAGTTATTCGGAATGGCTGAATACCGTTCGGGATATCTAAAGTCTTTACAAGGCAAACAACTCACAGAAGTTGAGCAGCGGGCCATTACTACAGCAGCGGGGAGTGGTGGAGCGGCTGTTCCGACTACGACCTATGACATGATCATCAAGAAACTTCAGCAGGTAAGTGTTTTGTTCCCATTGATCTCAGTAACCTATATCCCAGGGAACGTTACACTCCCAGTCGCCAATGCTAAAACTGCGGCCTTATGGTCCGACGAAGTGTTTGAGTCTAATGGATCTACCGGAGACGATACTGTCGCAGGTGTAAGCCTATCTGGCTTTACCCTCGCAAAATATGCGAAAGTTTCCGCGGCCGCAATGGCCATGACTATTTCAGCCTTCGAGACATATCTTGTTGGACAAATCAGTGATCAACTTGCTATCGCGATTGAAAATGCTATTTTGAATGGACTAGGACCAACACCCGGGGGAGCACTCAAGCCTCAACCTACAGGCATTATGCTTGGAGTTACCTGGGGTGTTGACAACTCTGTGACTTGGCCCTTGGCTGATCCACTTGGATATGATGACTTAGTCGATGCCCGAGCCCTGCTCAAAACACCATATCGCCCTTTTGCAAAATGGGTCATGAACAGCAATATGGAAGCTGCGTTATTTAAAGTTAAGGATCTGCAAGGACGACCAATATTCACGCAGTCTCCCCAAAATGGATTTGAGCCTCGCATCTTGAACCATCCATATATTGTGGACGACTATATGCCTGATAATACCGTTATGTTCGCAGCCCTCAACTATTACTACATGAATTTCTCGTAGAATCCTGTAATTGAGGCATCCAAAGAGGCTGGCTTCACTTCGGCCTCTACCATATTCAGAGGAATCCTGATTGCTGATGGTAAACCAGCGCTTTCAGAGACCTTCGTTAAGCTCACAAAAGCTTTAGTGTAATAGTTATCAGGATTAAAGAGATAAGGCGTCGTCAGTCGACGCCTTATCTCTGAAAAAGGAAGCTGGTAGAAGTGACTGATTTAGAGCTTTTGAATGAATGCAAAAAAGGTCTAGGTATTCCGAGCGTGAGTATGGGATTTGACGGAGTATTGACGCAAAAATTGCTGGCAGTGAAATCATTTATGAAACGGGCCGGAGCATCTGACGCAATAATGGCAGACGACCTAGCCGTTGGGGTAATTGTCATGGGTGTTACCGATCTGTGGAGCGTAGGAGGCGGAGAAATTAAGTTTTCATCCGCCTTTATTACTTTGCTTAGCCAGCTTGCGATGGGTTAGACAAACATTAATGGGGTGACGTGTTGCTGAAATTCGGTGTTCTTTCTACCCTGATTCGTATCAAAAAGAAAACCGTCGCAATAAATGATAACGCAATCGAAATTGAAGCGTGGGAAGATGTCATTGACGAAGACATCTCATGCGAATGGAAGAACAAAACGGGCAGGGACAAAGCTTATTTCTTAGCAAACAAAGTTGATGTGCTAGACCCCGCAAGTTTGAAGCTGTGGCATATCCCTGGCGTGGATACAACTTGCAAGGTTATCAGACTAGAGGACAATGCCGAGTTTAAAATTTACGGAGTCGATGATGTAGAAGAAAGACATCAGCAAATGGTGATCGAAGTTATGCGCTATTTAGAGGGGTAGGTGTCACAATGTCCAACGGCTCAGAGCTAACCCTTAGCGGGGTAGATGATCTTATCGCCATGTTGAATGCAATGAACGCCAACACGAATAAGCTCGTCAATGCTGCACTAAAAGCGGCTGCAGTTCCTGTACTCGAAGATGCTAAAGCAACCTCGGCCTTTGCTGACCGATCCGGGAAACTAAGGAGAATGCTGTCAACGAGCGGAGTTAGAACAAAAGATGGCGTGAAGTATATTCTTATTGGTGTTGATAAGGGCGACATTAGCGAGATTTTCTATGCTAAATTCATTGAGTTTGGAACTTCCCGTATGTCCGCCAAGCCTTTTCTTGATCCAGCTTATCAGAATAATAAATATACAGTGTTGAGGATCCTAAAAGAGAAGCTAAAGGAGGGGCTAAGATGATCAACCAACTAATCAAAAATACATTAGCCCCTCTAGGAATTCCAGTGACCAATCTAAAATACTCTGGCTCGGCAACGACCTATATCACCTTTTTCTCCTACAACGAGCACGGTGAAGAGTGGGCAGAGGACAAAGAAATTGCAACAGGATTTTATATACAAGTTGATGTGTGGTCGAAAGGTGATTGCACAGACATCGCCGCCCAGGCTAAAACGCTTCTCGAAAATGCAGGATTTCGGAGGACCTACGCTACGGAAATGTACGAGAACGACACGCTAACATTTCACAAAGTCTTAAAGGTAACTTATGTTGTAAATACTTAAGGCGGATTAACCTAAAAGGGGGAAACAACGATGGCATTAACAGGAGTAAAAAAACTATACTGGGCCAAAAACCTAACTGACTTACCAGAAGGAGCAACATTTGAGACACCCGTTTACCTTCCAGGAGTCAAGGAAATTGATTATGACCCGAAATATAACACAGATAAGCTATATGCCGAAGATCAATTGTGGAGCCAAGCAACCACATTTTCCGAGGCAACCGTCAAGATTATAGCGGCAGACTTAACTAGTGCATTGCAGGCTGAAATACTTGGCGCAAACCTAGCGACAGAAGGCGGCGTATATTCCACTATTCAAGACATCGCACCATTTGGGGCACTACTTTATAAGGCACCAAAGGACAACGGAGCGGTTAGGTACGGCGTATTATTTAATGGAAAATTCACGCCACCAAAGGAAACTATGAAAACCAAAGAAGATAAAACGACCTTTCAAGCACCGGAAATAGACGGATTATTCCAAGCATTGAAGGCAAATGGCATGACAGAATATCATGTTGACTCTGACGATACGGATTGCCCAGTTGACATTGACACTACTTGGTTCACGGCGGTTGTAATTCCTACGAAAAAGGTTGGAGTATAAGGGCGGTCAATCCGTCCTTTCCCTTTTTAAAATCGAATAATTAGGAGGACTTATTATGAAAATCATCCTTAAAATATATACCGGAGAAATTGTTGACGGCAAAGAAGTAACCAAAGAAAAGACATACATTTCCCCCCCAGCTAGAGGACGGATGGTCAGAAGAGCTATTGAGATCACTGAGGAAGTAGGCTTTGCCAATCTTAAAACGGCAGACCTAGACATTCTTGTCGATTATGCCGTTAAGCTATTCAATAACCAATTCACTATCGACGAATTCTATGATGGAATTGACGCAGAGCAGTTACTG